AGTCAGATCGCCAGTCGTCGCAAAGACAAACTGTCCGTCGCTCGTGCCTACTGGGGTGCCAGCCGAGATCGTGTACGAGACACTCAGAACAGCTGCAAGCGTGAATTGAAGCATGGTGCTCGCGCTTTGCGCAGGTAGTCGCGTGACGCTGAGCAGTTGTCCGAGATAATCGAGCACGGGAAATGCGGCGAATGCGAGCAGATTCTGCTGTCCCGCATACTGGATCGCATTGCGCACCAGCGACTCGCGATAAGCGTAGAGGTTAATCAGGAGACGCTCGACCTGTGCGGGTTGCAAAGTTCGGTTGGCCGCAGTCTGAAAGGCGGCAACCATATCCGCTAATATTAGATTCGGATCCAGTCCGTCGGTGTCGTTGACGAAGACTGGCGGTGGAAGGGCTGGAATTCCGGCTGCCATCAGCGTTCACTCCCTGGGTGCTTCGCGTAAACTGTTGCGTTCATCACATAAGTGCTGTGGCGCTTAAGGCGTTGGGATCGCTATTACGATTGACTGGGTCGGCGCGAAGGGCGATGTTCCATGCCCTCGGGTCGTAAGCTTGAGTTGCCACGTGACGGCGATGTTGAGATGCGCACCTGCTTGCGTGTCTCCGCCAACCACCGGAGTCGCCGTGATCGATATTACCGTCACGCGCGGTTCCCATCGCGTGATTGCTTCCGTCACTTCTCGCACGATCGCCGGAATCGCGGCGTTTATCGGTGCATCGATGTAGCGCCACACATCCGCGCCAAACGTCGGTCGCAACGGATCGCTACCCTTCGGAGTATTCAGGATTATCCCTATACACTGGTTCACGTCGGCCAGTCCTTGCACGACGTTGCCGATTCGAACGCCCGGCTCGCCCGCAGGGTCTAGCTCGAGTGACCAGTCGGCTGAAATGATCTCGGCGAGAGTGGTAGCTCCTGCTGGCATAAATTATCGGTTTACCAGCCCACGAAGCGCAGCTCGCCTCGCGTCCGCAATTTGCGCGAACTCACCATTCGAGTCTCGATCATCGATGGCCACCTTCATCCCGCAATCACCTTTGTGCTGCCACTGACTATATGTCCTGATCCCGCCGGACAAATCGTCGTGTCCCCGACTCGCGCGACTCCGGGCCCTCCTCCCGCGAGCTGAATCTGCCCTTCCGCGGCGACCGTCACGTTTCCCGATTCATCGATCGCTATCGATGCCCCGTTTGCAGAAATTGTCACCGTGCCGCCGCTCGGAATGCTGACTTGGAGCGCGTGAACCGACCGATCGTAGCCGAACACCGCGCCGTCTTTAGACGTCCAATGCACTTTCTCGGCGCTCGCGACCGGCGGCCGATCGACGCTCGAGTAAATTGCGCCCAGTACGGCGCCATCCTCGGCATATTCATCCATCACGCACACGACCTGCTCGCCAACGTCGGGTATCCAGTACATCTTGTCGTTTTGCGTCTTCGCGAAGACCACCGGCAGCCACCAGCTTTGCATCTGGTCGTTGTCAGGAAACACTACGCGTACTCGGGCGTTCGCGGCGTCCTGGACTTTTACGATGCCGACTCGATACATCTGTGCCTGTCTTCCGCCGTGCGAGTCTTTGATATCGCGCATCGAACCGTTACCTTCCAGCAGGGGATCGCTTCAAGTGTTCCCGCCCTGTTTCTGCGGCTCCGACCGAGGTGCCGCTTACTGACCACATCAGTCCACGCGGCGCGCTTCGATATCTGTCGTGTAACCCGTCGTCCGCTCCAGCCGATGGCGTGCATTCTCGATTAGGTACTTGCCGTCATTAAAACCAAACCCGGTAATCGTAAAAGTATTTCCGGCGGTGTACGCGATCGCGCCGCTCGCGCTAAAACTGGCACTCGTGCGAACCATGTTCGCTTCATGTAGTGCACTAGTCGCCTTGAGCGTCGCCTGCTGTCCATTCTCGCAACGGACGGTGAGTTTCAGGGTATCGCTAGTGGGTATCGTGGGTGCGCCCGCTACGCTTTGCGTTACAAGTTGCTTTAGCTCTGGTAACTGGTATGAAACTTGGGCTGCCCGATATACGCGATGGGTCTTCAATCGAAAGGCGAAACGCAACAAGTCACTTCGCCCGATCGTGGCAACCGGAGTTGCCGCCTCCAATGACGTCCGCGAATAAAACACCATCTGTTTGCCGCGCACCGTGAATTCGTAATTGTGTGCGTGCGCCAACCTTCGCAGAAAAGCGAGGTCGGTTTCATGGCGTTGGGTCACGCGGGCGAAAGTCATGTTAGATGCGCCGCTCGCAGCAACCATGGTGAGTCCGTATTTCGCGGCGATCGTTCCCGCGATTTGGGTCAACGTCTGATTCTCATAACCCACACTATTGTACGTTCGCATCGCCGGCGTTATGTAGGCTGCCAAACAGCGCAGATGTAATACATCCGGCGGTCCACTCAGTGAAAGCTCGTCCACCTGAAAGTCTCCACACGGCAGCAGCGACTCGCCCGCGTATCCAATCATTAGATTGATCCGGTCTCCCTCAGCCGGTTGCCAGCTTCCTTGCCAGCGCTTGTCGTGATCTTCTATTTCAACTTCCAAGGCTCCCGACGCTCCGTCAAGACAATCCTGGTATGTAATCGCTGTAACCATGCTCACAATGTTCGTTGTGATATCCACACCTTGGTAAGTGAGTATCCATTTCGGAACGCGAACCGGGAATGTGATTGCACCAGCCATCTAGCGCGCAGCTCTTTGCAAATGATTAGTTCTGTTCATGGTGCCGCCTTCCACGGTGGCAGGTTGGCAGTCGCACTCGGGCTCACTTGGAGAAGTGGTATCGCGATCTGAAGGCCCGCTTCGAGAGCGGGTTCGATCGGGATGAGCGTGTTTGCCATGATTATCGGTGAGTACAGGCTCGCATCGCCATAGTACGTCCACGCCAGCAGATCCCAGCGCTCACCGGCGACGGTAACGTGCGCGATATATTGTGATTGCGACATTTCTAGATTTATGACGATTGGGTACTGTGCGACGGTTTCGTGTTCGCTATGATGCTCGGCGCTACGTGCGAGCTCGCACAATGACGCTCGGAGCTATGTCGTTCACACTCATATGTGGCGCCGGCAGTCCCGCCAACCCGGGCGAGTTAAGGATTGGCGACACGCCGGGAGCGGAAATCGACGGAGCTACAAATCCCGGCCCGGAGGACCCGACCGTCGCACTTGTCCCAGCGCCCGGTGAATAGGCAATGGAACTAGTGGCGGTACCCGCCGGTGCAGCAACGATGCCAAGTAACGGAAACCACGCCGCGAGAGATGCCAAGGCGTCGATTTCTGATTCGACCGCCCATTCTTTCAGCGCCGCTCGTACCGTTATCGCTATCAAGTCGCCGGTCGCACTCATCTGTTGCGCAGTTGTACGGATCGACGTGACGATGAAGTACCCGCGATGAACGCCATTTCCAAACACCAGCGCGCGGGCGTTATGATCCTCAGCGGCCGCGGTCAGCGCCGCCGCTTGCGCTGCCGGATCGGTGAAGGAACTATGAAAGTGAAACTCCAGTTCAAGCGTTTCGAGGTCGGCTGCGAGCCATTGTAACTTGGGCCGGTCCTCGACCACGCGATGTTCTGCGTATGCCCAGGTTCGAGTGGACTCGAAGGCATCCGGAGAGCCCAACAGCTCGAAAACAATTTCGCCGTACACTGCAAACATCGATTACTCACTCGCGGAGAGGTAAGGCTCGGACCACAGCCGTCCGGTATCTTGTGAAGCGGCTAAAATGCAGCCCGACGTTGTAATTGCAATTCACGAGCAACTATCCGAACGATCTCGTGACTGTGGCGCCCGATGGCTTGAACCACGCGACGCTCCAGGTCGCCCGGGTCTCCGCCGCCCTGCAGCACAACGGTAGGAGAAAAATTGACCACTACCGGTCTGGATCCCTCGATTGCGCCCATCCTGGAAGTTGCGGACCTGATCGCGGATGCTGCATGTCCGGAAATCTCGGGCCAAGCGGATGCCGGCCAGTCCGCCCGCCACCGTGACGAGATGGCGCCCGCGGGTGGTGCTCCCGGTGTTCTGTTAGCTTGTGCCACCGAACGCATCGAATTCAGTTGAAAGGCTGTCGAATGCTGTAGCGCGATCCCAAGACCGTCGCTATGACCGGCAAATTGCGTCCTGCGTGCGGGCGGTAATCTCGACGCGGGAAAGTATGATAGCCGCCTGGCGAGTAGTGCGGAGCGCCGGTGTTGAATTGCGCCCCCTTCAATCGCTGTCGGCCCGACCTGGCCGGCTTCGGTAAATCTCGAACGGCCTGAACTATCGGCTAGCCTTCCCGTGCCCTTGAGGTGTCGGCCTACTGTACCTTCAAAGTTGAATATAGATAACGTCGGCCGTTTGCTCGAATTACCGGTGAGTTGAGCCTGCGTCTCGAGCGGCCGACCTTCCGCCCCGGTGGATTGTCTGTGCGACGAGCGCGTGAGAATTTGCGACGCTTCCGCCTGGCGTCCGAATGCCTTACTGATCTGACGCCTCGACCCATTGTAGGCTGTCGCAGATGTCGCCTTCTCATTTGTCCCCGGTGTTACGAAGGATTGCGAACGCAATGAGCCGTTCGTTAAGGTCGCAATCGCCGGAGGGAGTCCGTGAACGCTATAGAGCTCGTCGACTTTTGTTGCCAGGCCGGAAAGCCGGTTCACCGCTGTTCGATTGTTAAGGAGATAGTCATTTCGCTTGCTTGTGTCGGTTAAGCTCGGCCTGGCCATAGGGGTGCGCCCCCGGCGCTTATCGGTGGCCGAACTACTATTGAAGCCCTTGGCGCCATTGACGATCGATTGTTCGAGGTGGCCGACCTTTCTGTAGCGACTTGCTAATGAGGTCATCCATGCGTGGGCCGCGATTAGTCTGTCGGTAGAAATTATGATGCTGTCTAGCCGTCTCTTGTCGAAAGCCCCGATTCTGGATGCGCGCGGTTCCAGCGCGCTCCCGGAGCGAAGCCTGCTTCTGAGTGTCACGTTCGCTCGCTCCGTTCCTATTGCTGAACCGGCACGCCGCTGGTGCGTTCGGTACCTCGCGGCTTCGCCAAAGCCACGCGCAGCGCCCGCCCCATCACTGCGATGCCGTCGAGCTCGCCAATCGCTGCTTCCGCATCTTCCGCCGTTATCATCTCCACGAAGCCGAATCCTCGTGACGTTCCCGTCCATCGATCCTTGATGATCTCCGCGTTCTCGACGCCGCCCACCCGCGCAAACGTCTCCCGCAGTGCCGTGTCGGACATTTCGAAGTGTATATTTCCCAAATATAGGCGACGGCTCATATTTCTGCTCCGCACGCGGTCAATTGGTTCTTGACGCTATCGGTCGTGTTGTAAATTGGCCGCGGTTAGATATTCGGCGACTGCTCTTGCCCAATAGCTAATCTCGGTCAACTCCATTAGTCGCAACTCTCTAAGGGAGAAGCCGTACCCGATGAGTCCGATGATCGCCGCGGCTGAGGGAAGTCCGTCTGCTCCTTCTGCGCCGCCGCGGTGATCGGAAAATTTGCCTGGCACTCGCCTGCCCCCGAAACCTCTCCCTCGAGCGTCAGTACGTCGTCCAGATCCATCTCGAGAATATCCTCGTAAACCAGCGCTTTCCCTTCCACCCGTACCAGTTCAGCTATCAGGGCGAAGGATACTGACAGCGGTTCGGGATTACCCACCACAGCACGATGAGCACGCATTAGATCGCGCCCCTTTCCTCTTCGTACTTCCGCCGTTTGTCCGGACGGCAATGTTATCGTTCTTGATTCGACACTCATTAAAGCTCACTCCACTTTGTTTTCGCGGTCTCGTCGCAAATGAACATTACCCAGGGTAGAGAGGGGCGAGGGAACTCGGATATGAAGCAAAACTCAAGTCGGAGCGTCGGCAACGGAAATCCACCGCCGGGCTCTCTCCCTGGGGCATTATGCAGTCTGTCAGTGTCAATCTTCCCACTCTCGGTTCGTACGGATGCATCAAGGCGTTGTGCGCTGCGGTTTGGTTTTGGCCATACCTCAGCCGCCGATGTTCGTGCGATACTGCGCGAGCTGATCCACGCCATTCACCACATAGATATTCGCCAGCACGTCGTACAGATGCATCTGGGCGCCGGCCACGTAGAGCTCCGAATGATAGACCGAGATCGTCGATGTCGAATCGACATTTTCATGTTGTTTGAATGTGAAAGCCCCCGCGTCTTTGAAAACGCCCGTCATCAGATAGACTACGGGTAGCTCGGCATTACGCCCTTGGCTGGTATATTGAGCTATGCTTCCGCGCACCTGGAAGGAATGGGAGACGAACGGACTTCCGGCCGCCGCCAGAACCTCTGGGTAAAGCGATGCCCACTTGATCTTCGCCTCAAGTTTTTCGACCCCCGCCCAGAACTCTGCAGTACCCGCCATCCCTAGCCCCTTGTGATCCACCATCCGATGGTGCGGTTGGGCGACCTGGATCTCTTCCGCTCGCCCCAATAGCCCGGTGCCATCCATGTAGATATTGGCGTTTGCTATTCGATTTACCGATATGTCCATTGCTGTATCCTTGCCGCGCCACGCACGGCGCCCCGTGCGGAAACTTCGCCCTGGTGTCGTAAACGATTAGGCAGTCAGCGCCGTACCGGTCAGCGCGGATGAATTTCCGAGCTGGCTCAGAAGGGTTGTGTCAATGTATACCGTGAAGCTCAGTCGCTCAGCCGGCGGCGGAGGCATTACGTCGATATCGAATACCAGGTGCCCGGCCGCAATCTGGTCTGGAGGATTCTCGGCTGGATTGTAGCTTGAGGAGCCGGCTACCAGTGCCCCGCGCTGAATCAATGTCCGAATGAACGCGTTCACGCTTGCCAGGATCGCCGTTATCAGCGCGTTGCTGATTTGATTGGTTGGTCGATGAACTGCAACATCGACAGTTGCACCGATTCCTCGATCACATCCATCGTTCGCCGAACGCTGATAAAGTTGTCCGGCGTGGTTATCGTCGGATAGCCGGCCGAGCGGTTCCCCCAGACCCGCAGTCCGGTCCCGAATGCGTTGAACACCGTCAAGATGCCCGCCGCGTTCAGATTGTTCACGTCCGAGGCCGCGTCCAAAAGCGACGCATATAACGTGACGTCCGGTCCGAGAATGCCATTTGCCTGCGTATTCGACGGCGACCACCAGTAGCCGTTCTGCAGGTCCTTCAACGCGATTGCCCCTGCCACCCACTGCGAATACGGCCCGACCGAGGTCTGATTCGCCACCAGTTGAACCGGGCTCGAGCCATTCAAAGTGACACCGGTGGGCACCAGGCCGATGTCGAAAAACGTCTCCTGCGGATAACAGAGGATTGCCCGTGTCGAGCTGGTGTCGAAGGCATTTCCCGCCACTCCACGATTGGCAATTGCGGTCCCGGCTGGAGTGTTAGCTGGCGAATCGATCAGCGCCATCCCGCGCAGACTCTCGGCGATCGCGATCATTGCCGTCGCTACCCCTCCGTTCTGGGAGTATCCAGGCGCGAGCAAAAGCTTCGAGAAGAAGCCCATCGTGCCGTACGTCGTCAACAAGGCCTGCAGGCCCGTGTAACCGGCATTGCTGACTGCGCCGATTATATCCGAGTCCTGGACTTTGCTCGGGTCGGCATAACTGAATGACGCGATCACCGTCGCTCCCGCCGCGATTCCGCCGCCCACCGCGAGCGTCACCACGCCGTTGATCGGATCGCTCGTGTAGTCAGTCAGTGCAATGTAAGGCGTCCCCGAATAGTAACTGTAGCTCACCAGCACGGCCTCGGTCGCGCCGATGCCGCCGCCCGCTATTCGTGTCAGCAGACCCGTCCGCGCGTTCACTAGATAGTCAGTACCCTGCATATAGTTCGTGCCGGCGGGACTGCTCGTTAACACTATCGACGACGCCTGCACATTTCCGTGCGCCAATTGTACCGTGGCAGGCGTTCCGCCAAATGTGTGGGCCTCGCTGGTTACGGCGGCCGCCGTCGTTGGCATCACCGTCACGTTCGTGACACCCATGTGCCCAAGATTGATCGCCCCCGCCGCACTGAACCTCTGCGATGCGACGATGTCGCTGGTATGCTCGGTGTTGTCAAAAACGTTCACCACGATTGCCTGTCCCGCCCCTTGCCCCAGGATCGCATTGAGCGCGTATGGAATCGTGTAGCCCTGCACCGCCGGACCGAACTGAACTGCGTCCTGCGCCGAGCTCACCAACCTCGGCGCATTTATTCCCGGTGCCCCTGCCGGTGAAGTTAGCGCCCAATATGGCGCCGTGCCCACCAGGCCGATTACCGATGACTTCACCACCGTGATCGGCGCCGGACCGGTCGCGAGTTCCAGTACCTCTACTCCATGCAGGAAGGATGCAGGCATATGCGTCACCTCAGTGGCACGCGGGCGCCTTTCTCGAAGCTGGCCGCGGTGCCAAACAGTTGTCGGGTTTTCCTACCGGAGCCCCGCCAGCGCGACTACACTGGCGCGTGCGGGGTGCCGTCGCGTGTCGGCGTATCGGCGGCAGACTATAAGCCGCGAATACACTGGCTAATCGTTGTCCTCGTGCGCGATGCCTCAGTTGGTTGGTGCGGTTGGCGCGCTGCCCCCATTTGCTGCCGCCGTTACGATGTCGGCGTATGTATATGCGATTGCGACTGAGGCTCCGGCCGCGATCGCTCCAGTTGGTATCCGTACGACTATTCCGTTGACCGCGTCCAGTGTGTAGTCCCTGCCGTTGACGTAGATCGCACTGTTCGTCGAATTCGTCACCACTAGTGCTGACACATCGGCGTTGAGAAGTTGGATCTGCCCGCCGGAATCGAAGGTGTATAGCGTCGGCGCGGTTTCGACCGCGGTGACGCCACCCTGTTCCTGAGCGCGCGCGAGCGTAAGCAATGGATAGCTGTCCGGCGTCGATGGTTCGACCGCAACCGTGCACATCGCAAACGTGATTGCGTAAATCCACGTGCCGCCCTGTTTGTCGCGCTTCAGGAAGCGTTCGCGCACCGGGTAGGTCTTCTCGCACCCTGGTACTCGAAAGCCCGTCAGCGCCGCGCGCACCGACTCGATCGTTGCGTAGGCCCCGGGCGTGCCGCCGCTCGCCTCTCCCCCGAAGTTCCATCCAAGGTCGCGCATCATTACCGTGACCTCGAACTTTAACCTCCGTTCCTGCACGATCGCCGCGCTGTCGATCAGTTTTCCGTACTCTGCCCCTTCGTAGCGCACCAGCGCCGCGCCAATCCGATGCGTCATCCGATACGCCTCGGGCTGATCCGGAAAATGCGCGATCTCGATACCGCTGATCTCAGCGTTCAATCGGTTGACCACAGCCTTTTCGATCGTCTCGATATCGAGCGGCGTCGGTGGCGTAAAAGTTTGGCCCAGCCACGGACTGTCTAGTACGACTGCTCCCATCTGCTTCTTCTCTCAATCCTCCGGCTGACCCCGACTCTTCGAGACGCCTAGCGCGACTCCGGCATCAGCTCTTCGAAGTAGACCGAATACGTGCGCCCGATCTTGAATCGCTCCCCCGCCATGGCATTCAGCTCAATCGTTCCCGCTGGCGGCTCGGCGAAATTCTCGTGGGCCTCCGCCGAATCGTCGATCACTGGAACCAGCCGGGCGCTATGCACCACGCGGCCCGGATGCCAGCTATCGGTCTTTTCCGCTTTCATGCAGATGAATTTCACTCGCATTGTTTTTTCCTTCTCGCGGTTAATTATCCGCGCTTCCAGAGTTAGTAGCCTTTGAGCGTTCCACGATCGAATATCCGTTGCGGCAGTTCGCCGCCCGCATCGCCACCCGCCTGCGTCACCACCGATCCCCCAGCCGCCGCCGGCTCGGCGTTGTCCGCCGCCAGGCCCAGCGTCACTTCCCCGCGCGCCACCCGCACCAGCAATTCCACCGCGTCTTCATAACGCTTGCGCGCGTCCGCCACGTCATGGAGCGGTCGCAGCGATTGCAGTCGATACATCGCGACATCGCACGCTAATCGTTGCAACACCGCCGGCGGATCGTTCAGCGGCAGTGCGAAGCGGCTCTCCAGGTATCCGTCGATTTCG